TTGCTGTTGCTGGGCTTGTGCTCTTTGCTCCCTTAAACTTAAAACATCATCATCAGAAACCACAATCTTAGGTGGTACTCCTAGCATTTCTGCATATTCATCAACCGACTGATCAGCATCAAACTTATCTAATACTTCAGGTTTAGCTGCCGCTAAGTTACCAACAAAGCCGGCCAGCCTTTCAATAGCTCCAGTACCAATAGCTCTTTGAGCTTGAGCCATAACTGAGATATATTCAACCCTAAGATCAACACCGTTTAACTCTTCTGGAGCCGGTGGCACCAAGTTGTTACGAATCATAATATTAAAGGTACGGTCAATCAAAGGATCAAGCAACTCTGAATGTAGGCGCTCTAATACTGGGCCTAACATTAATAACTTCTCTTCATGCCTCTCATCAATCTCACGCGCTGTAATTTGTCTTCTATTGGACAGGGTTAGCATTTGGAATAAATCTGAATAGAATCCATGTTGAATTCTGTTTTGAGTTTCAGCTATATCCTGTTGCAGCTCTGCAAGTCTAGGGTTAACTTCATAGGTAGGACGAAATCCTCCCTGGGTGCCTTGCATACTATCAACATAAGTGACACCACCTGGCAACACAGAGGCTGCCTGCCCTCTAAGGGATGATGGTGCCTGCATAGGCGGATTAATCATCTTATCGATACCTTGAGCCTTTCTCTTTTGCTCAATCTGGAGCATTTTAACATCGCCAAGCACGTCCATAGCTGGAGAGCGTCCATAGATGTCAACTCCTGTAACGTGCCATCTTGGAGCCATTACTGGAAACTCTTCATACCCTGAATCACCCAACAGCTTATCTCCACGTCCACCTTTTTCAAAGTAAACCGATCGATAAAGCATATTCTTTGAATCACGCTTATTAGTCTCTCTAGCGTGGTTAGGCTCAATCACATGAATAATGTCAACCCACTTGTCTAGCTGTCCATTCTTATGCATGCCATTAACTTCATCTGAACAATTCTCTTTAGAGAACCACTGCACGGTCTGCGACACTGTTAGTTGAAACTCACGATAAAATGTATCTACATTTAAACGATCTGAATTAGCCAGGCCATACTCACCTGCCGTAAAAGGATAGCAACGAATAACATCGTCATGGTCTTCCTGCACAAGCATAGCTGCGGTACCAAACACACCCATCTCTTCATAAACAGTTTGTAATGAATTGTATAGGTTTGACCTAGAAAAGATTTCACGCATACGCTTCTCAGATTGGAACAACCACTGCTTAACTTCTGCCACCTCCATCAGCGTAGGATCAGGTGTAGCTAATCTAAACCAAGGCCTTGCCGGTGAAGTGATACCACTCATCATGCCTGCTGATAAGGTGCGGATTGCCATAGTGGCAGTTGAATCGACAATCTTGCCGTTCTTCTTAGAGCCATCATTACGTTTGGATGCTAAGAATCGTCCACGCCTTGGCAGGATATATTCACTTAACTCTTCCCAGTGTCCGAAGTAGGTAGAGCGCTCATTTTTAATGTCTGCCCATCTACGAACAAACTTACTGCGCTGTGTCTCTTTCATATTACATTCCTAATAATTAGTTTTAATACCCAGGCTTAACAACTCCCCTGGTTGCAATTCTTGGAGCCTTTTTGGTTTTGTTTGGATTTGGTTCAAGCTTGTAGGCAACCTCCTTTCGATTAATATCGTCAACAGCCCTCTTGACTGCCTCACGAGCAGAATTTGAACTTTTAAAAAGATACATAATCTAATTTCCTAATAAGGTTTTTTTACTGACATCAGCCTCACTTAAATCACCACGAGGGCCTGTTAGAATTGTTGACTTTCTGCCCTGCTGGGTTGCCAGTTGCTTCTTCTCTCTCGCACGTTCTGCTTTGGTTGCTGGGTCAGCTTGGCGTGGCGGTTTAGGTGGTGGGGTTGGAATTGATGGCGGGGGCGGTGGTGCCGCTACTTTTGGTTTTGAAAAAAAACACATACTGTTTCTCCTTATATTAATTGAAAGGGTCGTAATCAAACTCCACCGACTCTAATGGTTGGTGGTGTCCAAGCTTCTTAGGTGCGACAGGAAACGCGAACGTCAACGCTAAAGCATCTCCCAAGTCTGGTGATCGGCCACCGCGCTTCTTGATCTCGTCTTTGGATTCAAGTTGTAAGCGATTAGCTGCATCGAATTTATACATAGGAACACATAGGTCAGTCTTGAGTTCCGTGTTATTAGGTAGCGAGCCTCCATCATCTAACCAGATGCGAATGCTATCCCACATCTCACTACGCTTGTTGTTATATCTTGGGTTGGTTGGCTTACCACCAAAGTTCACTTCATTGACAAAAAAGCCTAGCTGTCTGAGACGATCAATTACGCCCTCACCTCGACCAGCATCAATAAACACTGCGTCTGGCTCCCACTCGTTTATAACCTGACCCACCATACCGGCTAGGCTCATGTTATCGATGTCTTGGTAAACGATCGGTTCATATGAGGCCAGCCCTTGTCTTTTAATAATTACACTTCTATCGTCACCATAACGGGCAACATCCACACCCAACACTCTAGGGGAGCCATCGACATCGCCCTGTTTTCTAATAATAGCTGCTGCCTTGGTTACCTTATCGATGGTAATAATTGCATTGTCAACACTGGCTGCAAAGTCACACAAGAACTCTTGTCGATACTGGTTGTCGGTCATTGTTTCTTTTGCCAACTCCAGCTCTTCAATACTCAATACATCGGTCTCATCTACTCTATACATACCGCCATACCACTTGTCATTATTGACAGCGTGCTGGTACAATTCATGAAACTGATTGAGTCCTTTAGGCGTGCCAATAAATAAACACCAGCCTATGCGATCTGCTAGTGCAGGCCTGATAATCTCTGGCCAAGTCTCAATACGCATATCAGCCACCTCATCCATGACCACGCCATCAAAGTAAAGTCCACGCATCGCTTCACCGTTATCAGAACCATACAGCCTTACTCTTGAACTATTAGGGAAGTCGACCGATAGATCAGACTCGTTGGCCTTACATCCAGGAACAGTTAATGCGAACCTCTTTAGATAATCCCAACTAACCTGTTTAGCCTGTTTTAAGAAAGGAGCTACATAACTAAAGCGGGCGTTCTGTTTTTTTGTTCTTAGTGCTGCATCAATCAAGGCATTGATAGCGAGATAGGTTTTTCCGAATCGTCTATGACAAACCAATACCGAGAATCGCTTGAGGTTCTTATGGATCGCGTCCTGATATTTATGTGGTACATAGCCAGTGTCTATCGCCTGAGTGGACATCTAGTCTTCATCCCCTGGTGCTCTTTGGATTCCAGTTACTACATTGAGCTGCATGTCACCGGTATTATGGACATCCTGTTTGTCAGCCCACTTAAATCTATTCTTCATATTCATGTACCAACCAGTGTAGTTAAACTCTCTATCTCTTAAACTAATACGACCCTCTTTCTCCCACCAAGCCCTTGATAAACTAATGCCTCTTTTTATGGAGTCCGAAAATTCTTTGTTTTCTTCCTTCCAACGGTAGTAGGTATCCTTTGAAATATCTAAAGAACCTATCACCTCTTCTTGGCTCGCACCTTCCTTCATAAGCTCAACAACAGTCTCACACATTTCAGGTTTATACTTAGTTGGTCTGCCCACTTTTGCCATGATATTAATATACCTCTATGATTGCAAGTTACCTTGCGCTACGATTTATCCTTATTCAAAAACCCTATTAACTCCCAGGCCTATTCCGACACGACACCGATAATTAACTATCAAGCTTATATTCTGTCTGGTGCATTCAAACTTACTGGCTATCTCTACACAAGTCATACCGCCTTCATGCAGCAATCTGATTAACTCAACTTCATGATCTGTTAATTTTGCATTGTGATGCGTTTCACCCACTCGATAGCCGAAGCCCCGTTGGGTCCTACCAGTAGTGGCAACCGTTTGCCATTTTCTAAGAAGCGCCTGTCTTGCCATCACCCCAGGGCAGATGTACCAATTAGGGATGTTTAGATTCATTAGACTCCCCCTTTACTTCATCAATCATTACCTCATTAATCAAATAATTAATCTCAAATGCGATTTGCTCAAATTGTATTTTTTGATCACCGTCTTTAGCATTAACCACGCCTTGAATAGCCA